CACCGACGTTCCAGCTACACACTGGTTGTCTGCTGGTTTCAATACCCTTGATGTTGGTATTGCAGCTGCTCTATCAGCTTTCGAGCTTGATCAAGCTAAGGAAGCTCCAACAGTTGAGTTGAGCTTTGAGAAAACAGCTGTTGAAGCTGGTACTCGTCGCTTGAACGCTCGTTGGTCGGTTGAGTTAGAGCAGGATCTCAAAAATATGAATGGTATTGATGTTGACGCTGAGTTAACAAATGCTATGTCTTATGAGATTCAAGCTGAAATCGATCGTGAGATGATCATTCGCATGATCAAAGCTGC